CCTCGTAGGATTCCATCCAAAGAACCGGTATGCCAGAGCTAAACTGGAATCGCTCGGATATATATGTAGGAGGCTTAAATGTTAGACCCATATGCGCTTTTAACCTTAGAGGAATACAAGGCACTTGCCGGCCTGAGCAACAACGACATCGAGGCCGATGCCATATCGCTATATAGCGATGATGGAACTGCTGCGACCGCTAAGAAATCAGGAAATATTTTAACGCTGGACAAAACTGCCGGAACAGGGACAGACCACGCCATTGACCTAACGGGTGGCACTCCAGTAGTTGTTACCGATATCACTCTAGGGATTTGCACAACAGCAGACACGCAAGATTTGAATATTGGCGATTTAGTTATCTTTGCCGGGGATGTCTCGGTTAGTGGGAAAACATATGAAATAACAGCATTGACTCTAGATACTGATTTTACAATAGATGATTTGACGGTAAACCCGGGAGCGGTAATAGCAACCACCTGCATACTTGCCAGTTATAATCTTGGTAAATTGGCGGTGCTTATAAATAATTATGTTGGCTGGACAGCGAATTTAGAAGGTTGGTCGATGGCAAGTTCTATTGATTTGAAGAACCGTTCTGCGACTAACTGTCTATTAGAAGTAAACGAATTGACGCTGATTTATTATGATAACTATACTCTGGAGAGGCTGATTGACAGCGCCAGTCAGATCGTGGAAAACTTTTTGAGGCGGAAAATCCTGACAAGAGATTACTTAAATGAACGGTATGATGGCCACGGAAGTGTATATCTCGAGCTTGACAATTATCCGGTTACTGCAATTTCGCAAATATGTGAGGGCGTGGCTGATGTGATCAGAGCAAAATACACGAGCACGACTGAAAGGAATGCTTATATCACAGTAACGGCAACGGGGGTTGTGCTTACGGTAGATGGAGTATCAGGGGCAGAATTGACATTTGTGGCATACCCAACGATTACGACAATGGCAGCGGCAATAAATGCGGTTGCTTCTTGGAATGCTCAGGTCATTGCATCGACTTTTAACGGTTATCCGTCAACCCAACTATTCGAGCAGGCAAATCTTTACGGAAAGGATGTATATGCTGACTTGTGCATACCAGACGATCCGCTAGACGGCTATGAAATTGATAAAAATGAAGGAAGGATTTACAGGCCTTCTGGGTTTTCGTCAGGCGATAGGAATATATTCACTACCTATACCGCTGGATATTTGACAGTTCCTTATGCGATAAAGCACGGTGTTTTCAAGCTGGTTAAGGATATGGATGACAAGAGAGAGGAAAGTGGTGGGGAAAGCCTTAAGTCGGAGAAGCTGGGCGATTATAGCTACAGTAAAGGCGAAAGCAAAAATGTGCTAAAGAAGGTTCTGGACTCAAAGGAATATAGCGAATTGAAGGCATACCAAAGACCGCTGGTAGGAGATTTGTATTGAGCATCAAGAGCATGATTGAGAAGGCCGGGACTAAATGCAAAATACTGTATTTGAGTAGTGTCGTAGGGGCCGGCGCCCAGCTCACGAAAACGTGGTTGGTAAGATATAACAATGTGCCGATAAGATTCAACCCGAAGCCGAAAGTAAACGAGGCGCTGTATTTCGATACTCAAAAGGCGTTCCCGGTAACTGTTGCTTATATTATGTATAAGCCCGGGATAATTAAAAGAGATAGAGTGAAATTTGGCACCAGGCTTTATGATATTAAAATGATTGAAGATTGGGATGAGCAAAACTTGTATTTAACATTAAGTTTACAGGAGATAACCAACCCATGAAAATTAACGGATTTAAAGACAGTGAATACGCTAGAGAACCTAGGACTGTCCTTAAAAGATACCTTGAAGAATGGGAGAAGAGAGACTGGGCTGGAATGGTTGAAGACACGCAAAAATCTTGGGTGTTGGCAATGCCAGATCCAGAAGAGATGCTGAAGGTCATCTTTTCATATAAGCCAATTGAGGCTACCTTGATAAGGGAAGCGATGTTGAGCAACGTAGCTTATGCCTGTATATTAAACATGCAATATCTGGTGGCTAGAGGGGTTGTGGCAGACGTCCAGTTTGACGCGAGAGTTATCTGTGAGATTGATCAGCTGATGCCGTCTCCTGATGGAGATTGGGGAGTGAACCCCATCAGCTTGACCCCGACAATGGGGCTTGGATATAAAAATGATAAGGCCGAAAATCGTTGTTAAGCCTGGTAAGGTATTTCTTACAAATTGTAAGTTATTGCCGGTCAAGGTGAGAGAAGCAGTCAAAAAAGCGACGCTGATGACTGCCTATCAGATTCATAACGACGCCAAAATTTTGTGTGTTCATCCACGAACGAAAGTTTTGACTAATGATGGCTGGAAGCCAATTAAAGACATATCTACAGGTGAATTAATTGTTACAGAATCAGGAAAAATGAAGCCAGTAGAACAAATCGTAAAAAGTAAGCCTAAAGAAATTATCAGGCTTTATATAAACGCCATAAATAATGGTTTAACGCAAATAAAAGGCACATTTTCGTCTATTTCAGCAAGCCCAGAACATATAATAAAAACAAGTCTGGGTTGGAAAAAATTCGGTGATATTATTGAGGGCGAAAAAATATATTTTCTTGCTTCAAAATGTAAAGAATGTGGTAAATTAAAGCCTTTTTTTAGTGTTTTTTGTTCTCAATCTTGTGGCGGAAAATGGAAATATAAACACGGAGAAGGAGAAAAGGGCTTGAAAATAGGACACGTTAAAGCAAAAGAATTTGCCCAAAAAAGAGACAGTGAATTAATTATAAAGAAAGGGAAAGAATGGAGAGAGAATAATCCAGAAAAAGTAAAAAAATATCATGCAAGACAAGGTAGAACGCTTGCTGAATTTTATAAGAAATATCCTGAGAAACATCCGAATGCTGTTTGTGCGAAAAATCATTTCTTTACAAAACTAGAGAGGAAGATCAAAAAATTATTACAAGAATTAAATATTGATTATATCCATCAATTTAAAGTTTGCAAATATTGGGCAGATTTTTCTTTGCCAAACATGAAGATTTTATTGGAATGCGATGGCGAGCACTGGCATCGAGATAAAAATAAAGAGGATAAAAGAGATAAAGAAATAAAAAAATTAAAACCAGATTATCGATTAATCCATTTAAGTGAGGAAGAGATTAATAATATAACGATGACTGGTTTATCTCAATACTTATCATGTGGTTTAGGCGATATTAGACTTATTGAGTTGAAGGTCAAGAAGATTAAAAGAATAAAAACCCCAAAATATTGTCCTCATTTTATCGATTTAGTAATTAATGGAGGTAAGGGAACGTTTATCGCGAATGGATTTTTAGTCCATAATTGTCCGGTCGATACGGGCAGGCTGAGAGCATCGATTTCCGTAAACTGGACAGGCAGTGGTATGTCGTATGGCAAGGTTACAGGGAAAACATCGGCAAAGGCCGGAAGGAAACCAAGCTCTGGCTCAGATGGAGTCGGGCAGCCCCCGAAGGAAATGGGTGGTTTTTACGCTTCTGTGGGTACTAATGTGGAGTATGCAGAGGATGTCGAGAATTATACATCTCCTTATCTGTGGCCCGCATTTGCTATGAACAGAGAGAAATACAAGGCGGCTTTGGTGATCGCGTTGGGAGCGGCTATAAAATTATGAGCGACAACACAAGCTATCCAATTGAAGCCTTGCAGACAACTTTGCATACGCTTCTAATCGGTATTACAGGAGGATTATACGATGAGGTCCCGGAAGGCGCAGGCCTACCGTATTCGACTTTTGGCGACATGGTTGATGAGCCTATGGAAGCCCGGGGAGTTAAGGGCAGGATGGTTGTTGTGCCGATTCATGTCTACAGCAAGGATTCAGGTGGCAGGTTTCAGGCTGCCGGTATAATGAAAGAGATAGTGGAACTGGTGACAGCAGATGCCTTAACGATAGTTGGTTGGCAGGATTGTGGAAAAGTATATAAGGCCGGAAAGATAGAGAGGATGAAAAAGGATAGCGGATACAGCTATCACGGGATATTGACTTTTTTAATAACGGTGTGCAAAAAATGAGACTAGATGACGTGGCGGTAGTGGTCACTACTTTTATGAGGGAGAACGACTGCATGAAATGTTTATCTAGCATAAGGAAATTCTACCCAGATATAAAGGTGCTTGTGGCAGATAATGGAAGGCATAAGGACGAGCGGTTTATTAATTTTCTGGACAGGATGAATATTGACTATGTAATTCTTCCTTTTGATAGCGGGGTAAGCAAGACCAGAAACGTTGCATTGGACAACTTAAAGGATTTCCCCTATATTCTATTATTAGAGGACGACATGGAACTCACTGAGGAATCGGAAATCGAGAAATTCAAGGCTGTTCTTGAGGCGGAGCCAGGACTCGGGATGATAGCTGGGGCGATTGATCTAGATAGCGGAGCCAGGGCACTTTGGGCACAGCAATTGGAAATCAATAGGAAAGACAAAATGCTTTTCTCGTATCCGATAGTGAATCCAGAATGGATTGTATCGAATGGCGTGAGATGGCATTATGCAGATCAGGCCAGTAATTTTGTCTTGTTGAGAAACAATCAAGACATAAGATGGGACAGCGATTTGAAGTCCGGAGGAGAGCATATAGATTTTGCAATTCACATAAAGCTTGATACAGCTTGGAGATGCAGCGTAACTGATGAGGTTATTTGCCTTCATCATGCCGGAGAAAAAACACCTGGCTATCTGAGACGCAGGCACAGAGGCGACACGTGGCCAAAGATAAGGAAAAAGAGAGGGTTGTTATTCTGGGTTGAAAACAGCAGAAAAGCAATCTGGGATTACAAAAATGCGAGAGGAATATTTTATCCTGAATATATGTATAATCTGATGAAGACCATAAACGAATCTAACGGTAAAAAACTTGCAAAGAATAAGGATTTTTTAAGAAAAATAAACAGGGGTGAAACCTTAGAGGTTAATTTAAAGCACCCCGATTTTAAGGAGGCTCAAAATGGCTGACCAAATAGCAATCCCTGGTGAATTTTGTACGTTTGTTATTGGCACGCCGCCCCAGGCAATAGCCGCAACAAGAACATTTACAATGAACCTGGACGCGGCAACGTATGGGAATTTCGTTGCTAGGGGCACGAGTTATTGGCGGACTAATTATGTGGCTGATCTTGGTGGGACTTTTGATATCGATGGGCTGATTGTGGTGCAGGATGTAGTACCAGCCGGACCGAAGCAATTCGACGACCTGTTTACTCTTTTTGCAAACAGGTCCCTATTTGCAGTAGTTTTCACGTTGAGAGAGAAGGTTTTTTTGGAATCGTTCGTTTATTCCTGTAACTGCTACATTACTTCATTGACAACCACGGCGCCGGTTTTTGGCGAAACCACTTATTCTGCTTCGTTGATCATAACAGGAGAAGTCAAGCAGTGGCTAGGCTCAGTTAGTTCGTAAGCGTAAACGTAAGCATTATAATTTTTAAGGAGGTCTTATGACAGAGACAAAATCAGAAAACAAACCGTTTACTATGATTGATCTTGACAGGCCCAGAAAGTTCAGACTAACACTGAATGCATTGGTGGAGCTGGAAGAGAGGGTAGGGCTGGAAATTACTGACCCTGGCACTCTTTTGGCGAAAATGAAAAGCTTCAATGTTATACGGCTTGTTTTGTATCTAGGTCTATTAGATGACGACCCGAAATTGACAGAGGAAAAGGTTGGAAGCCTCATTGAGTGGGATAGCCTGTCTGATATTTTAGACAAGATATTGCCGTATCTGGGTATGAGCAAAAAACCAAAAAACGTGGAGAGGGTGACGCCCCGGAAAAGGAAGAACCCTGGGACTGGGAAGTTGCCCTCGAAACGTCATTCTTGATAGGGTTAAAGCCGGAGGAGTTTTATAAACTAACAATTCAGGAATTCACGACAGCAGTAAATGCTCATGGCAAAAAGAGACAGGAAGAATGGTTGAGGACGGCATGGTTGGCGTCATGGATTATAAATGTACAATTGCCGAGAGGGAAAAACGTAACCCCTCAAAAGCTGTTGGGGGCAGAATTCTTCGGTGAGCCCGAAAAGAGCCCATATAAGAGCAGGGAAGTATGGGAAAAGGCTAAAACGAAGATAATTAAAATGGCCAGGTGGCATAGCAAGATTATGAGGCACATGGAAGCCGAGAGCAGGAAGGGCAAAAAGACCTCAAGGACAGTAAGCATCGGAGACTTTATGAAGAGAACTCGTTAGCATGAGATATTAAAATGGCGACTTCAATAGGGAAACTTTACGCGCTTGTTGGTGCGAATACAACGGAATTCGACGCCAAGATGGCAGCGTTGGGGAAGAGGGCTGCAGTTTTGGGCAAAAGCCTGACAATGTTTTTGACCCTTCCGATTCTTGCGATAGGAGCGGCATCAGTAAAGTTCTCAGCGGATTTCGAGCAGTCAATGAAAAACGCCCAGTCCGTATCCGGGGCTACAGCCGACGAGCTGAAGATGATGGAAGGGGTTGCCCGGGAAATGGGCAAGACCACCGTCTTTTCCGCAAAAGAGGCGGCTGACGCTTTCTACTATATGGCTTCAGCAGGCTGGAAAGCGAACCAAATGGCCGTGGCTATCAAGCCGACACTTGACCTTGCGGCAGCCACCCAATCGGATCTGGCTTTTACTACAAACACGGTAGTAGCCTCTCTAAATCAATTCGGACTGGCGTCCTCAGAGGCGGGAAGAGTTACAAATGTATTCGCTGCGGCGATCGGAAATTCACAAGCGACTCTTGAAAAGCTAAAAATCTCTATGACTTATATAGGCCCGCTGGCAAATGCCGTTGGCTATTCAATAGAACAGACGACTGGAACGCTTATGAGTTTGTATGATGCAGGGTATGAGGCATCATCAGCCGGAACAGCATTGAGAATGGCACTAGCGAAATTGATGCAGGGTACAGGAAAAACGAGGGAAGGGCTAGAAAGTCTTGGGCTTTCTATGGCTGACGTTAATCCTGCAACAAACAGCCTTGTAGAGATAATAAGGAAACTCGAAGATGCCGGAGCAGACGCAACTGCCATAATAAACATATTTGGAGTGAGAGCTG